TGCTTCTATCTGCATTTATGTAGTTATAGATCACAATACGCATAACTTGGTTAGGGCTATGCGCATAAATAAAAAATATTTGCGTAAAATAGGCTGGTTAGGCTTACAAAACGCTCTTTTATTTGCATATAATTTCGCACGATGCGAAATTTTTAAACAGTATTGGAGTACTGTTTAAAATACTTATATATCATAACAAAGATACGTACCTTTGTAAAGGAATACAAAGAACTATTTAATGTAATTAAACACCATATTCTAGTTATTGTAATACATAGTAAATTTCGGTTATATTATAAGATGCAATAGGAGTGATTATATGTCAAAAGGTAAAAGAGGCGCAGACCTAGCGCCAATGGAAGAGTTCCTTCCAATTGCGAGAAAACTACGCGGCGAGAGAGAGGCTAGAGATTGGACGCTAACTGAAGCGAGCAAACGTACAGGGATTAGTGTTACGTTTCTTAGCGAGGTAGAACGTGCATTAAAAGCGCCTTCTGCGTTGGCAATCCGTGACCTAGCAAGAGCATATGACATAGACGAAAGTGAATTAGCAGCAGCATACGGCAAGACACCGCTACTTGTGCAAAAGGATTTATCAGAAAGAACGGACGTTTTGCGCATGATTTATGATATCAAGAACACAAATAAGCTGACCGAAGACGAGAAGGACGACTTCTACAAAAGAGTCCTTGAACTTTATCACGCGTCAGTAGAAGGCAAGGAATAGGAGTTATCGGAATGGACAACTTAATATTAGGCATGACAATTGACGCATACCAATCCGCAATGATTGCGCAGAATTTGCTCATTTTCCTTTTAGGATCAGCCTCTTCGTTTATCGTTGCAACATTAATCTGCATTAACATTATGAAGTCAATTACGAGAGACGAGCGTATCGAGGGCGCTACACTCGTAAGATTCGAGACTGGTAAGGATAAGCGAGGTTATATTTTGTATGCCAATCCTAAAACTGTAAGGGATTACTTACATACTTATTTCACATATATAGGGTGGAAACTACGTGGTAAGCAGTCCAAAGTCTCGTTTAAGGACGAAAGGCTAGGGCCCATTATATACTGGGGCATTATTGTCTCTTGTGTGGTATTAGCCCTTTTAGGGATACGGTATACTTTACGTGTGTATCCGTCCCTTACAGACTAAAAAAGAAAGCTCTAGCGCTTACGCTGCATTAAACAACGTAGGTACTAGAGCTTTTTTATTTGCGATTGCGTCTCGCACTTGTTCGGGTGTCATGTCGTTAAGGTCTTTGCAGCCTTCAGGCATGTCGATTTCGTACATCTTGACAATTCCGCTAAGTTTTGCTATAGCCTGCTTCTTTAGCTTCTCCCCCGCTTCGTCGTTATCACTTGCAATAATGATTTCTTCGAGTGGGCTACGTATAATCACTGAAACCTTTTCATTGGCTAGGCTCGACGTTCCCACGCCAATACCTAAAATGCCTGTGCAGCTCGTAGCGTACATAGCATCTATTTCGGCTTCTGTCAAGACTGCCGTAGTAATGCCGTCCCTATGCGCTAAATCAATACCATACACTAACTCACGCATCGGTACGCCGCCACCTGCATAAAAGAACATTTTCGAATCTGTACGACGTTTCTTTAGCGCTGCTAGGCGACCATTTGGCGTCAGGTACGGAAACATTACGAGCTTATTATCGGGGTCATACGCAACATTGTACAACGCCTGTACCTCGTCAGTAATGCCACGCCCTCGTAGGTACTCGCTTGCTCCCGTGAATCCTTCGATTAAATTCATATCTAATCCGTAAGTCTTCCCTCTGATCTTTAGGCGAGATAAATCTAGAACTAACTTGCTTTCGCCGTCCCAGTCACTCGCATACTCTTCGAGTAAGTAGTCGATAACTTCCTCTTCGCTGCAATCCTTTAAGAAAGCTAATAGCTGCGTAAAGTGTCCCTTTTGAAACTTTCCGCCCCCACTATCGCCCCAGCTTCCAGCGAAAGCCGTCGCCGTGTCTTCTAAGTAAACGTAGAAACTTGGCGAGCTATCGTAACGGAACGGACTACACGCTATTAATCTATCTGTACCCCACTTTGCCCTAGACCACGTAAAGCAGTCTAGCTCCTTTTCGACATCTACGTCTACCTCTCGCCCTCTAATACTGATAACTGCCATTGTTTCTCGTCCTCCCTACCATTCGTCTTTTAGTGCTTCGGCTGCTGCCGTTCCTGTCGGCATTTGCTCGATAACACCATACCCTGCAAGGTATATAAGATTCACTACAGTTCCCTCACCGCCGTTACGCCCTTTGCCGAGTTTAATAATCCCTTCGCCATCTAGCGTATCAATGCCGAAGGTATTCGTAGCATCTTCTAGTACGGATTTCGTTTTCTTAATCTCCGCTCGTAACGGTGGGCGTAATATTCGTTCTTCTGTATCCTTGTCTTGCTCGTCCTTTGTCTCTTCTGCCTGCGTGATTACCATTAGTACAGTTTTCGTACGTCCTGCTAATGCTCGTAGCTGCATCGAAAGTGCTGCGTAGTTACCGCCATTAACCCCGCTATCGTTCTTAGGTGTGCGCATGTAATAGAACGGGTCTACTAGCACTACGTCTGCCTTGCTGTTAATGATGTCTTTTTCTAATGCCTTTACACTACGGTCTGTGAAATTTTCGCAGTCCACACCACGAACAACGATATTGCCCTTAATGTAGTCGTTGATGTTCTTTAGGAATCGTTCGAAATGCCCCTCGTGAGCTTCGGGTAGTTCACCCATTAAGAGCGCCTTTGTATTGAATCCTGCGCCGTACTCGATGCCTCGCACCTTCGTTTTGAATAGCTTACTTCTCGCAGCTACTAAACTATAGATGCGTACAAGTACTTCATACTTAGACATTTCCAGCGCCCATACTAGGACGTTAGCACCTTGCATTCCCATTTCTACGACCTCGGCTAGTGTCGTCGCTGATTTACCACGCCCCGAGCGCCCATAGTACGTATACATATTTCCGCTAAAGTATCCGCCGATGGCTTCGTTAATCTCGGGAAACTTAGAAAGCCATACCTTAAAGCTATCGCCGTCTTTGCGTCGCTGGTATTCCGCTAAGAAGTCCTCTATATCTACTTTAGCGTCCACGCCGATTTTCCCGCCGATGTTATTCATATCTAGTACATTCGCTACCTGCTCGGCAAGCCATTGCCCGTACGCTAGCCCTTCGCTATCTGATAGCTCGTTAAACTTCGCACTAGCTGCGCCTTGTAGCAATTGCAAGTACGAGTATTTCGCATTTGAGCCTTTGAGATCATGTACGAGATATTCGTAACTGTCTCCTACATTTGGCTCGTAATTAAACTCTACGACTTGCTCTACTACCGTATCGAACGGCGGCGCTTGGTTGCGGTTCTTCTCCGCATAGTCCTTAATGAATCTCAGCACTTTGCGCTCGGGTTCTGTACGGAAGTGGTCGCTTCGTAAGTTGTATCGGATAATCGCTTGCGGGTCGTTTGTTTGAATGATTTTACTTAATAGCTTCTCGCCCGTTCTACTCATTTGCTGCCGCCTCTCTCTCGTACTTCTCTACTTCCTTTACTAGTTCGTCATGTTCGAATAGCTTCGCTGTGCTGATTAGATACAGCGGCAAGTTTCCGATATGTAGCCCTCGCTGCTCTAGCTGCTTTATACGAGCCTTCTTTTCTTTGTATTCCCTTTCCGTCATTTACTACCGCCTCTCTTTCTATTATGGAATTTGACAAACTCACGATATTGTGCTTTGCGCTCTTTCTGTCTTCGCTCGGGCGTCGTCATTTCTTGCACCACGATTCGAGCTGCTTCGCTAGCTTCGCCTACAGACATTCCCAAACTTAGGGCAGTTCTTGCAAGACTCGCTAACTCTTCGTTATTTATCTGTCGCATTTCGTCTCCCCCTCTTACTTTCGCCTGTGAATGTTAGCTGCTGCGTCATATCACGAATACGGTCGGGTAATCGTGGGTCATTGTAAATGCGAGCTAATTCTTTTAGCGGTACGTTACTTGTATAAACCGTTGGCAACTCTTCGACGTTTCGATAATTGATAAGTCGGTGCAAGTCCATACGGAAAGCCTCGGTCACATCTTCTCGTACTGCGATATCGTCCATTACTAGAAACGGTACGGTACGGGCTATCTTCTCTCTGCGGTAAAATTCCGCCGCTGCCTCTTCCGCTATATGCCGTGGTACATTCGGTCTTGTGAACTGGGTGTATAACGTGTGCCACTCGTTCGCATCGAAGAAGAATGCAGGCTGCTGTAAAGGCTGTAAGCCTCGTTTGATGCTGCCGACATAATGACGTACGATATATTCGTTAAGTAGTGCGCACGCTGTCGTAGTCTTTCCGTTTCCTGTCGTCGGGCTGTATAGGTACAGCCCCATAATTTGCTTATCACTTCCGAATTGACGTACGAACGTTTTTATATATCTATCCAGCGCTTTGTATACGGCTGGCTCACTATCTCGTACGATACTGTCCGTTACTAGTACGTTTCGGTACTGTTTCGGTACGTTTGCTGCTGCAACTCGTCCACCTTTGCCACTAAGCCCATGAAGGGCGATATAGTGCGGTAGCAAGTCGGCTTTGTCCGCACTCTCATGTAATGCGAATCGTAAAATGCCCTTCTCCATCTTGTCGCCCTCCTTAGAACTGTACTTCTTCGTAGTCTTCTTCTTTCGCCTGTGCTACGTCCTGCGCTCGCTGCTGGTCGATTTGTAGCTGCGGCATGATTTGCGAAACCACATACGTACT